GATAAAGAGAATATAAAACGATTCGTTTTTTGTGTCAACTCAATTTTATTTGAATTGTTTTTGAGATAGGAATTTGTCTAACGCACTCGCCATCAGCTTTACGATTTCTCCATTCTTTCAATGGGTAATCGAGAATAATATCACCATCAATGATAACTGCTCTGGTGCATTCTCTGTTCATCTGTACATAGTACACCTTATATTTGTCAGCCATCTCATATGGTATCTTGTCCAAAAATTCTTGGTCCCTACGCCATTGATAATCCTTGCGTTCGATGCAATTGATTTCTCTGAAAGGAAATGAAACATCTCCCTGCCAGTTTCCATGACGAACTTCGACTTCCCAACACCCGACAACCTTACCGCTATTGTTTAGGGTAAGCACATCAATGCCAAAGGTGTTGGGATTTTCGATATTTTTGTATTGAGGACAGTTTTTATTGAGCACAGATATCATGGCATCCTTGCCCTTGGTATCATAAATCTTATGTTCTGTATTATCAAAAGATTTTAAAGCACCAGACATACCACGAGAAGATTCTATGCTCTGATACATTAGAGGTCATTTTCCTTGCGATTTTCGCTGTAGTAAGGATCAAAGGCACCACTAGGATAACGTGCCTTCAGTTTCTCAACATTCTCAGCGATCACTTCGTTTGGATCGATACCCAAAGCATTACAAGCATTTACCCAATACCAAGCAATATCTCCAAGCTCACGCTTCATATGAAAAATATTGTCTTCATTCAAGGGCTTACCTTGAAATAACATCTTCTTGACGATTTCCTGAAACTCACCGCCCTCGCTACCAAGTCCAAAAGCACCAGTTAGCAATAATGGAATATTGACAGTTTCATGTTGATCAAGTTCAATCAGACGTGCAATCAATGTCTGTAGGTCTTTGCTGGCAAGTGATGCAAGTTCAAATGTGAAGTCTGCATACTTGTTTAGATTAATCTCACTCATTTTCATACCTTTCATGATATTCAATGCACATTTTCTTTGCTTTTGGTAGATAGTCCTTAGCCTTACGGACAAAGATTTGTGCTTCGCTACGTTCGTCTACACCAATTGCGACAACGATGTTGGGATATAGCATTCCTGTTCTTTCCCAAAGCATGAAAGAGTACATGGACGTTTGGAGAAAATAACTCTCAATCCATTCTTCTTTCTTTTCTTTTTCGGATGTTTTGAAATCGATGATCGATGGAAGACCACGATACTCAGCAACCAGATCGACTGAACCAGCAGTCTTCAATGTGTCTGAATATAACTGTCCTTCAGAACTTCGAATATTGTTGACGTTATCCCTGACAAAGTTTCGAAGTTGATAATAACAACGAGTTGTCAAAGGCATTTCACCAGCCATATCTACAGCTTCATTCAACACATACTTTTCACAGATTGCATGGACCGCTGTACCACGAGCAGAAGCTTGCTTCATCTTACGATTGGCTTCTTCTTCTCCAACCCTTTCACGCCAACGATCAAGACCAGACTTGTCTGTCATAGCGCCAAGGATTGTGGTAACAGAGGGATACTTCTTCCCGTTAGGGATTTGATAGTATCTTTTCGGTCCATTAATCTGCAATAGCTTTGGTAGCTCTATTAGATCAAGGTTGAACATTACCTTTGTTCATTTTTCCAAAGATCAGTAGAAACTACAGGCTTTACAAAAGTTTCTTCAATTGCATCAAAAATTTTTACAGCAGTATCAATCATCATATACATATTACCGCCATCATAATTTTCAATCAAATAATATTGTACAAATTCACGCTTATCCATTTTGTATTCCTTTCACTAAACGTTTATCAAAACCTAGAATGTGACCCTTATTGGATTTAAAAGCAGCATCCCAAATTTCTTCAAAACAACATTGAGCTTCATAAATAATATCATGTAAATTACTATCTCCAATATTATAGTGCTTCAATACAAACTCACTTATAAAATCCATTTCTTTAATAAAAGGGAGTGTTTCATTCATTTTATTAAAAATTATTTGTGCATTTTCATTATCCATTTTTCATTCCTTTATCAATATAGTCCTAATTCATACTCAGCGATAATGAACGATTTGACAAAGCCAGAGCGCACAATATCATCAATACCAAATTGAACGGTAGACATAAGGCCCATGCGTTCAAATACTTTCATCATATCCTTAAGACCGGACACTTCATTGTAGCGAGTCGAAGACAGGTCATCCTGCTTTGTGTCGCCACAAAGAATCACTTTACTATTATCTCCAGTTCTTGTCAAGACGGTTCTTAGCTCAACATAGCGTTGGTTTTGAACTTCATCTACGAGGATAATGGCGTTGTCGATGGTGGTTCCACGAAGGAATGATGTGGTGTGGAATTCGATGATTCCTTTTTGCTTAAGGATTTCATAAGCATCATCACGGTGGAACAACTCGCAGCAGATAGCTCTATAGGCTGCTTCGAAAATCTCTCCCTTTTCTTTGACATTACCTGGTAAAAATCCTTGATCTTTTGATGACTGCGTATTGCGAATGATAACGAGTTTTTTGCGAGGTGTTCTTTCATTCATGATTTCGTTAAGTGCAAGAAACATTGAAATGAAAGTTTTGCCAGTACCAGCACAACCATGTAAGAACAGATTTTTACCCTCATCATATGCATCAAATGTCGCCACTTGATTATCAGTCATTGGGTAGATATCTTCTAAATCAAAGTGTTGTTGCTTGATAGTTGGAACAAGTTTTATTGTTCCCTTTTCAGCTAGTCTCTGTTGTCTTCTAGTTAAACGCTGAGTGCTTCTGGCTACCATATTGGTTGGCTCCTAGTGTTGTTAGTGTTATCACTGAAGCATAATATATACCTGTCTAGTAAGGCTGTTTTGCTCTTGCTTTGTTCACAGCCTCTCTAGTTTTAGTTTCTTTGACACCCTTTTTGCCATGTGTTTGAGCAAGAGGTGAATGTGGGTTAGCATCAGATATGCGTGAAAGCATATCTTTAAATCCACTGTCATTTTTATGGGTGATACCTGCTACCCCAGAAACAAAGTTGGGTGCGGTAATTGTTTGTCGTAGATGTGGATGCTCTTCAAGATATGTTTGAAGAGCATCCCACGATCCCCAGAAGTCTTCTTCTGGCTCATCTGTTTCTGTATTGTGGACAGAATATATCGGCATTAATTAAAACTCTTCGTCTAGGTCTAAGAGGTAATCGACATTGCGTGTTTTCAACGCATTCTTCATTCTCTTCAGCTTTCTACGTTCTTTTAAACTATCATGATATCCATTGTTGTATTCATCTTCGTCATAATAGTCATCAAACTGTGGGCTGCGTGAAAACTTCTTACTCATTAATAACTCCGGTGGTATTTAAAAAAGCTTTGGAAATGCTTTTAGCACGGTTTTTGCAGAAAGTCCTTCGAATGGTAGCTTCTTATCCTTTACAGCAATTAGAAGCTTTGCATCTTCAGGGGTTACGGTTTGAAGCAGTTCTAAGAACATAGCTTCTCTCTTGCGAGGGTTCAAGTTATTATTTCCACCATCAACAAAAAGGTACATACGTCTCGCTTCAAGATAAAGCGAGTTTTCCATGTTTGGATATTCGCATGGAGTATATGGAGCATCACCTTCTGGAAGAAGCCACTTGATGTTAGGATCAAATGCTCCTGCTAGAACAGTTCTTAGAGCAAAGGTATCATTTGCTTGTAAGCATCTAATTTGCTCTTCTTCATTTGGTAACTTTGAAGTAAAGTCCAAAATCCATGCGATTGATTTACGTGCCATTATTTTTCCTATCAAAATTCATTAATATTGTCAATTAGATGTTTTAGTTTGTGTTGAATGAAGTAGTTGAACAAATCATTTCTGCTCTTCTTCACATCTTCCTGTTCTGCATATGATTGATTGATTGATGCCTTGATATCATCAGGAATCAGAGACAGATCAACCATCTGCTTATTTCTATTGTAACGCTTCAACATTACTTCATCACAAAATTCATCAGGGTTTTGATTGACCCACTGATCAATCTTTGTTTCCCTTAACTGCTTCTGCCTTACACCAAGCACAAAACAATCGTCTTGTGAAAGGAAGTTAGGCACACCATCGCCTCTGTCGCCACGTAAAATGTGCTCACGTAGATAACGATCAGGATCACGTTCTTCTAGATATTTTTTGCGTGTGGGATCGTATTGCTTGACGTTGGTATACGTTTGCAATTGACGAAAGTCTTTATCGCCAGAAACAATCATGATCTTCTCAAGGGTGTTGCCGTTCTCATGAACTAGCGTACCAATGATATCATCAGCTTCTGCTCTATCGATATGAATAACTTTGTATGGGAAATATTCTTTGAGTTCGTCACGAACCTTGTTGAGAACTTCGAACACGGTGTTCCAATCAATCTCAGATTCTTCACGATCCTTATGGCGGTTCGCCTTGTAATATGGGTATAGCTCTTTACGCCAACTACGGCGGTCATCGCAAGCAATAATCATCTGTCCATATTCTCTACGGAACTTGACGTTGTAACTACGAATAGCATTTAGCACCATATGTCGTAGAAGGTCTTCTTCTACAGGGATGTTAGTATGATTTCCAATCGTTGCCATGAACGTAGAAATCATTGTTTGAGATAAATCGACTATAAACACATTATCATACCTTATATTTCATGATCTATTTAGTCTTCCAAGTATTCTTCATCAAAACTTTTTGCCATAATACTTTCAGTTTGCTCAATTGCATCTTCATCACTAACAAAAAGCTCTTCAGCTACTAGGTGTAATGGATGGACAATTCCAACGCTTTTAAATAGTGCTGCTCTCATCGACTCTACTAGCATACCAGTAGTTTTAAAGCAATCATCATTATTCAGATTAAAACCTTCTTCATAACAACGACTGAAAACAAATGAAAGAGTTTCGTCAATGATATATTCAACGTGCTCTTTTCTGCCTTCAACGACTTTTGCTTCAACTTCTTCTCTAGTATTAAGAGGACTGTCCCTCTTAGCCTTTGGGAACATTACTACGTTATCTTTCATTTAGTTATCCTCAATAATATTACATCTTCGTTGATGCGACCAGTTGGTACGGTTGTGTTGGTCTTAATGCCATCCATGAATGACCTAAGAGCAATCTTACCTGCACCAAGCAATTGAGGTAGAACTTCTTGTGGTTTGCGTAGACGCTTTGATACAGACTTTTTCTCATCAAACTGAGTAACAGTCGTACCCTTAACTGACAAACCACCATCATCAATAGCATGATACACTGATAGCTGTCTATATTTAGTGTTGTAAACCCAGAGAGTTTGAGCCTTGATAATGTCAACTGGATTGATACTCACAAGCTTTTGCTCAGCATCTTCCTTCTTGAACTTTACCTTTTCGACAAGCTTAGCTGCTGGCTTTACCTTGATAGCACGTGGCTTACGAACCTGACGTGTAATCTTCATGTTTGCGTGATAGCGATCAGCATCGTCAGCTAGTGTCTTATAGAACTTAAGCCATGAATTATACTTCCATGTTGAAAGGTGTTCATATCCATCCTTACTCAACAACTCTTGATATAGAGAAGTAACGTAAGTCAAAACCATATTCATACCAACAGGAGATGGCTTCTCAACCTGAAGAAAGTTGTACAAAGAAAATTTTTCATCAACGCCATCAAAAACAAACTTATCAATATGTTCGTCAAGCTTACCACGAAGCTCACGAGCCTTTGCGGCGATCTTGTCTTGAATGTTGACAACAACCTTTGGCGCATCGTTATTCTTTTCATGCTTAGCAAAAGAAGCATTTTCTTGAATGTGAGAATTAAATTTTTCCATAGACTTATCAGGGAACGACCATCCCTTAAGCATAAGTCTAGCCGTCCATCCCACAGTGGTTATTGTGCGGATTGGTGGTGCAGACTTAACATCTGCAATTAAAGTTTCAGCATAATTATTATTCTTCATATATTCCAACAACCAAGCTTTTGCTTGTTCATTATCATAATAATAATTATACCAACTTAACGCTTTGCCATAACGAAGATCATTGCTGTCAACAATAGCAACATCGTTTTCTGGCTCTGGTCCTGTCCAACGCTCATCGGCAAACTTTGGGCGACGAGTGGTGGCTTTTCTTTTTGTTGTTTTAATCATAAAATCCTCATGGATACTATAAGTAGATCAATCATAATAGAGCATCCATGAGGAATGTCAAGGAGTTTTATGGAGTTCTATACTGGAAAAATTGACCTTCTGGCTTTGGCAATGCACGTGGCATATCCAAAAGAGTTGTCAATAAACTTTCCCATTGCAATGCACGAATATTCCAGTTATAATACACGTTTGCATATGATGACTGTGAGGATAGACGTGACTGCACACCTTCGTCCCAGAAGCTTTGAATTGAGCTATCTAGAACACTGTAGAAAACAGATGCGTGTTGGTTAGGGTCTTCTTGCCACTGATACATGTGTGACCAGTTTGCAGAAGTCTCATAGAGTGCTGCAAAGTTAGGATGTACACACATTAGACCAGCAGACATACCTTCCATCAATGTGATGCATGATGTTTCAGGCCAAGTTGATGGGTAGGCAAGAATATGGGTGTTCTTCAGGTTCTTACGAAGAGTTTCATTTGGAACAGTACCATGATAGTTGATCTTTGGATGATTCTTGCACTGATCAAACAGCGGCTGGAATTCCTTATCACGTTGCTCCCAACCATAAAGCTTAAACGAAGAATAAACATCAAGTTCGATGTTATCATACTTCTCGCATAGCTTATCGAATACAGGAACAAGAATGTTCAGACCACGATGTGGTGTTGACCAATAGGCAAGACGAATCGTACCATCGTTTGGCTTCTTGTGATCTTCAATAGGATCAATTGCATTCTGCATGACCACACAATGTGACCAAGGAATGTTATATGTTTGAATGTATGCTTGCATCTGCCAATTAGACGCAAAGATAATACGATGGAAATTCTTCCATCCATTATTGGCTAGATGATGGGATGCTGGATCGTTTGGAAGATCATGACACCATAGTAGACGAATCTTTGTCTCATCAAAGTCTTCTTCAATACGAGACACAAAGATTTGAAAGTTTGACAGGAGGTCTTTAGGAAGACGTTTCTCAAGACCATACTTCATAAGCTCAGTTCCACCCATGGCATTCTTTGCCTGAGTATCCTTACCAAAAATATTCAATTCACTCATTCTTCACCTTTGTTTCCATAAATATTTGCTCTAGCAGCTTTTGGACTGCCATAGAGTGTGTTTGCACGTACCCTAATGAAACGCATGTTGCTTGCTGTGCCGGGAACTGTAATCCAAGGATTCTGCCCCTTTCTCCAAGCCTCAAGCTTGTTAATCATCTTATCAAATTCTGATCTATCACGACGAACAGCATTTACTGCCCAACGTCCAATTGAACGGCGTTCACCCTTCGACACCTGTGTCTTACGACTGCGCTTCTTACCCATAGTTTATTCACCTTTCATTTTTTACCATGATCTAGAACAGTCAAATTATGTTCACGATCAATATACTTATACTCAATTTCTGTAGGACCGAATTCTTCTAATGCATCAAACACATTTTTAATATCTAACGTAGAGCACGTATATACATCAAGTTGCATAAGTGCAGGATCAACTTCATCCCAGACATGCATAGCAATATGACTAGTCTCAATAATTGTAACAGCAGTCAAGCCCCTATTACCAACCATATCAGAATACACTGCATATGGACCCATGAGAATTTTCATGCCAATCTTATCCACGAGCTTCTTCATCCAATCTTGAATTGCTTCAACGCACTGTGGCGGATTAAACAATTCTGCTCGTACAATTAGATGCTTATGTTCCAATATCTGTAGCAACTCATAAATTCCCTTTATTCTATAGTTTTTAAATGTTCTTTCAAAATGTTTGATCCACCAATTCTTACGTTTATGATACCATTATAGTAATCATCGGTTTCTAATACTCTACGTTCAAATTGTTCTCTTGCTTCCAGATAACTAGCAATACCTCTACTTGGACAAAAATGCAAAATTTCTCTTGTAAAATTTTCAGGGCCAAGTTGTTCTACATCGGCATTTAGTCTGTCGCTAGAACCCCAATATTCTCGCCAATCACTTTCTTTTGTAGAACGTCTTTTGTTTTTCTTGCCTTTAAGCGGTGGCTTTGTGATTTTAAACTTTGCTAACTTTTTACCAACATACATCATACCAGATATTTTGTTAGTAATCAAGTAGACAAATGCCTCACACCCTGCTGGCAATTCAGTTAATTCTTTGTTTTTATATAACCACATTTTATACTCCACTTCAGGAGTATTATTTAGTCGTTATAATCATAACCATCTTCGTCTTCTTCTTCTTTGTTTTCTATTTCAGAACCACAGAAGGGGCAATAATCAATGGGGTCATCAATATCAGACACAACACGAAATTCTGATAAACAGCTTCCACATTCGTACCACTTCATTCCTTTTTTCCTTTTATTGTTTTAGTTTCTTTTTAACTGATTTTCTGGCTTCTTCCAAAGCTTTCAATGAAATTGCATTATCATATAACAAGTCAACATTACGAGTAAGCATTGCTGTTGTAATGTTTTTCCAGTGTTGATTAGCAATGTCATCAACAGCAGCATCTACATTAGCATATGGTTCAATCATTTATCTTTTCCACAATAATTATATTAGAAGATTCAGTACGATGAAACATATTATCATCTTCATCCTCAAGATGAAGATCAACAGCGGTTGAACCTTCACGACAATTAAAGTCTAGGACATGATATCTTCTTCCAAGATCGTACCACTTATCATTATCTAATGTAATCCAATCACCTTTTTTAATCATCATTTACTCCTATGATAATCACAATATTCTTTATCTGTCATGTATAGTGTTCTGGCATCAACCTGCTCAAAGCGTCTAACGCCTTCTTCAACTTCATCGTGCCATTGACTATATGGTCTAGAAAAGCTGAATGGATATTCCTTTTCATACTCATCTTCGACCTGATATACAACCAACATTGCATTTGTATCACAATCAAATGCAATGTCAGTTACTCTATATATTGTTCCTTTGTAGTGTCGCCAAGTACTACCTTCAATAACACCAGAATAGGACGCTTTATTTCTCTCAGTAAAAAGAGAAGTTTTAGATTTCTTCATCTATAATCCCATCCTGAAATTTCAATACCACACATTCTTTTTATTTGTTTTCTATACTTGTGCAATAAATTGAAGTCCATACCTTCACATTTCAGAAAATACTTTCCATCAATTATATCAATACTATAACTTATCATGATGCTGCCCAAACATCCTGCCAAGTTCCACTCAGAGCGCCCTTAGCATAGTCTGTAGAACGATTTTCAAAGAAGTTTGTATGAGATGGAGCATTGATCATACCTTCAACCCATGGAAGTGGATTCTTCTTTACTTTAAAGATACCCTTTAGCCCAAGAGCAATCAAACGACGATCAGCAATATATCGAATATACTTCTTCACTTCATCAGAAGTTAAGTTCTGCATTGGACCCATACTGAATGATAGATCAATAAACTTGTCTTCAAGAGCAACCATCTTTTCAGCAATACCGTAGATACGTTCCTTGAGTTCATCATTCCAGATTTCATTATTCTCTTGAATATATGTACGGAATACCTTGATCATTGATTCGGCATGGATTGTTTCGTCAACAATTGACCATGTAACAATCTGACCCATACCCTTCATACGACCATGACGAGGGAAGTTCAATAGCATAATGAATGAAGAGAATAACTGCATACCTTCAGTAAAGGCTGAGAATGCAGCAATGTTTGCAGCAATCGTTTGCTTGTTATTATCAGCAATAGCCATCTCTATGATATATTCGTGCTTATCCTTCATAGCTTCATACTCAAGAAATTCTGAGTATGTTGCTTCAGGCATACCAAGAGTTTCAATCAAGTGTGAGTATGCAGCAATATGCAATGCTTCACGAGCAGCAAAACCCAACAACATCATACGTACTTCAGGTTGACGAAAGTGTGGCAGGTAGTTATTTACATAACCGTTTGCAACGTCAATATCGCCTTGTGTGAAGAAACGAAAGATGTTGGTTAGGAAATACTTTTCTTCACTGGTAAGAAATTTCTTCCAATCTTGAAGGTCTTCAAGCATTGGTACTTCAGTGTGAAGCCAATGACTTTGTTCGTGCTTTAGCCAAGCATCATATGCCCAACTATAATTAAAAGGCTTAAAATAAGACCTTGTATCCATTAAGGACGATTCTGTACTTTTCTTTGCCATTAGAGATTCTCCGAATACCATTTGACTAACTCTGTGTAACCACCGACATATTGACCATCAATCCAAATCTGTGGAACAGTTGTAATATCAACTGGTGCACGTGCCTGAACATTTTCCCATAAAACATCCATGCCTACAGTATACTCACTATACTCAATATCAGCCCCCCACATAAATTCCTTTGCTTTAACGCAAAAGCCACAGTCGGGCTTAGAGTAAATAATTGCTTTCATTTTTTAACCTTCACATGCGATGCAGGTATCGCCATCTACTAGGCTCTGCATATCAATTTCTTTAATGACTTCACGCTCAATTCTCTTCGAAACCTTATCAGCCTTACCGATCTTTTCTGAGCGGCAGTAATAAAGTGTCTTAAGACCACGCTTCCAAGCAAGGAAGTGGACTGCATGAATATATTTGATATTGGCAGTTGGTCTAAAGAATACGTTAAGTGATTGAGATTGATCAATAAACTGTTGGCGATCAGCAGCAAGGTCAATAACCCAACGCTGATCAATTTCCATTGCAGTCTTATATACTAGCTTAGTGTCATCGTCAAGCCAATTTAAATGCTGAACAGAACCATCGTTTGCAATGATGCTTGACCAAACGTCATCATACCAACCATCTTTCTTGTCTTCAGCTTCCTTCTTGATGATCAAATCAAGGTATTTATTTTTATTAAGAAATGCACCGGACAATGTATCTTGACGATATGCGTTGGCTGGCATTGGCTCAATAGAAGCTGAAGTGTTACCCATGATCAATGATGATGATGCATTAGGAGCAATCGCCATACAGTTAGAGAAGCGGCGACCAGTACCAACAGCATCAGGAGCTTCACCACGTTCTGTACCTATATCAAGATTAGCCTTTTCCATAGCAGCATTGATGTTCTTGAAAATCTTGATGTTGATTGCCTTAGCAACAGCACTTTCAAAAGGAACATTCTTCTTCTGTAGATAAGCATGGAAACCTAGAGCACCAACACCAATAGAGCGTTCACGAGTAGCAGAATAGATAGCACGTTTCACTTTACGATCAGCATTGTCAATGAAGTACTGAAGAACATTATCCAACATCTCAGCAACATCACGAATGAATGGTTCAATGATGCCAGCCTTACTCCATGCATCAAAATGATCTAGGTTTAGTGAAGACAAACAACATACAGCAGTGCGGCTCTTGTCAGTTGGTAGAATGATTTCACTGCAAAGATTGCTTTGGTTAATACGTAGACCAAGTGCCTTCTGGAAGTCCTTCATTTGACGATTAGAAGTATCGATGAAGTGAATGTATGGTTCGCCTGTCTGCATACGAATTTCAAGCAAAGACTGCCATAAATTCTTAGCAGAAACAGTATCACGAATTTCACCAGAATGTGGGTCACGTAGATGCCACGAATCATCTGCTTCTGGATCAATCATACAGCGTTCGATAATTTCCATGAAGTCATCTGTGATGTTTACAGCATGGTGAAGGTTCAAACAGCGAACATTCGGATCACCAGTAGGCTTACGCATCTCAAGATACATTGTGATATCAGGGTGGCTGATATTCAAGTATGTTGCATACGAACCACGACGAGTACGACCTTGACGATATGCCATTGAACCAGAATCATATGTCTTAAGGTGAGGCATAACTCCTGTTGACTTATCGCCAGCAGAACGAATACCAAACCCAATACCAACACCGCCGCCCATCATAGACAAGCGACTTGTTTCTTCATAGTTCTTTACCAAACCTTCAGCAGTATCTTCGATATAGTTAAGGAAGCAGCTAATGGGCATACCATTTGTTGTACGACCAAACGAGAGGATTGGTGTGGCATATGATAGCCAATGCTTACTGGAATAGTCATATAGACGCTGAGCGTGTGCAGCGTCTGTAGCAAAGGCAGTTGAAACAAAAGCAAATCTCTCTTGGGGTGATGTTTCATCATCTTTCATATAAGATTCTTTAAGACGCTTTAATCCAAGTTCATCGAAAAGAGCATCTCTTTCTTTATCAATGGTAATCCCAAGATAACTTTCAGTTGTCATTTATTATTCGCCTTTATCTTTTACTTTGGTTAATATGTATACGCCTGTAGATTGTTCTGTCCATTCGACAGTATCCCCTACATCAAAATGTTTTTCTAATATTGATGAAGAGATGTAATATTCTTGCAAATCTTCATCAAATTCTACCGTTACCTTAGTCATGGAAGCTTTCTTTCAAATTCCTGCCATGCTTTAATATTGTCAAGAGCAATCTTGATATCTGGAAATTGTTCTTCAATAATGTTCCAGCACTGTTTAGCAACAATACGGTGTTCTTTCTGTGTGTCCCACTTCATACGTAGATCACAATAGTGTACCCAAGAACGAAGTGAACCCTTCATAATTATAGTTGATTCGGTGTTACCTTCAGGAAGTACAGCACGAGCCTGTTCCTTTGCAATACCATTTTCAATAGCCCAACGATACTGGATCAGAGCCTCTGACATTACCTTTCGTTGTCTCATATTCCATTCTGTTTGAAGCTCAGTGTCTTCAGTTTCAATGGAATTCTGACGGTTCTTGGCATCTTGAAGTCTTGCTTCTCTTGTGACAAAGCCTAAATCCTTGGTAGGATCAGCGTAACGCTGGCTATACTCTTGGAATGAGAATGAATGATGACGCAAGATTTGACGTGCAATATCACGTGTGGTCTTGATTTCCATTGATGCATCAACCATTTCTAGTGGCGACCAATGCTTATCACGTAGTAATGATTGGATCAACTTTGGTGCTGTACTGTGCTTTTGTTGATTAGCAGGATTTGAAATACGAGCACACCAACCAATTAGTTCCTGTGCAGTATCGCAACCTGTATATTTATAATTTGGCTGTGTAATGCCAACTAGATTCACTTCACTCATCATCTAATCCATATAGTTTAACAAATTCTAAACGCAACTCTTCAGTTTCTTTTAATAGTTTCTTCATCAATTCAAAATCATCAATAGAAGCTTCATCAAGTCTCTTGGCTACGTCTCTACATTTTACATCAAGTTCTTCTTTAGTCACTTTCTATCACCTCCCAAAAAGCATAATCATCATCATTCATAAAATTTTTATCTTCTTTTGCGTGTTTTTCGCACAAAGGATGATCACCCGCAAATTGTGTATAGCGGATATACATGGCTGGCTCTGGTGTATCATCACATGCTATACAATTAACTTTGCTCATTAAGAACCTCCCTTTTTATCATCAGTGCTAAAATTAGCAAGTAGGAATACCATCAATACTGGCCAACCATTTTCAAAATGAACAAACAAAAATGTCATAATACCTATTACGATAGCGTTATATAATAAAACGCTCATCACGGCAGTATTATTAGTCATTATTCACCTGTATATAATCAGTGCGATAGCGAGTAGAAATAGTATAGCCTTGTGCAGCTAGCTTACCAGCACGATCCTGTGCGTCTGTATAGTCAACAAACTTACCGTCATTGAACCACCACCATTGATCAAAATACCACTTTGGCTTACGCTTATACTCTACAAGCCACTGACCATCTGTTCTATGTATACGAACAGCAGTAATGGGCCATTGAACGTATTCAAGACCCAATTCTGCCATATCTGTTTTGTAAATATCCATTAAATGAAATCCTCTAATGTTGTTGAAGTTAACGCAACATAATAAGGCTTCTTTCTGCGAATCATATTCTCAATCATGTTGCGAGTGCCGGGTGACTTACCATCCCAAACGACAATAGCAGCATCAGCATATTCTGCCATATCACGATTACGCATAGGACCAGCAGCTTTGCCGTTGCGGTTCCAATCTGCTGGCATTTCCTTAATAGGTATATTATTTGCAATAGCCCATTTCTCACCAAGGCGATCAATACCAATAGCACAGCCACACACCACTTCAGTAATGTTGTAACCAGAACGCTTAACCGCTTCAATAATAAGGCTGTAGTCATCAACTTTACGACTACCCGCAATAATAACCTTCATTAGAAAATATACCTTTGTTGTTTGTTACATACTTTGCACATACGGAATTGCTGAGAACGCCCATCAGGAATAGCTCTAGGAGTATCCCATGGTGTCCACCAGTGCCATCCAATACGGCAAAGAAACCTGCGCCACATCAGTTATATCCGTTTCCATTATGAGCATGAAACATAGGATCAAAATACATCATACATCTCTTGCCTTCTAAGCTAGGCTTAAGTTTTCCACCAATAGGAGTAACTGATACAAAATTATCAAAATAGTCTTTACCGTGAACTTCAGAAATCAAATCTTCAGCAGCACGAACCATATCCTTATTGTACACGATATAGAGAATATGCCCATCTGGATCAACGGGGAACTTTTCTATAGTTTCAATAGAACGATCTGTAATCATATTAAATTTTCTTCCATGTTGCAAATTTCATTTTTGCCGAAAGGTCATTGTATGTATTCTCATTTATAATGTCAACAATTTTTTTCGACGTTAGTCCAGCAAGAATCATATCATTAATATCTTTTTCTGCAATTGTTTCAGGCCATAAACAAACCTTATACCCTTGATCGATTGCCTTTTCTATCTTCTTTACGATTTCCTTGTTTCGTGGTTCATTATCAAACACAATAATAAAATTGCTCTTATCGGTGTTAACCTGCCTTAAGTTAGAGATAAGATCACTACCAGCAGATGCGATAGCGTTTGGAATAAACATCGAATCAATTGGGCCTTCTACCACATATATAGGTCTATCCAGTTTGACACTATCTAGACCATAAATCTTTGGCTGATCCTCATCAAGAATGATCGTGATGTATCGTAGGTTGCTTTCCTTAGCCAGTGAACGACCCTGAAGACCAAAAAACTCTCCATCTTGATCGATGAATGGAATGATCAAACGAGCCTCATCATTGTCTTCATGCTCAAACTTACCCGGTAGAAAACTGTTCACCCATGCCTTAAAGTTCTTGCAATAAAACAATTTGTGATGCATAGACGTGGGAATTTTACGACCATCAACATACATACGTGTTGGACCGACAGGATTGAGTAAAGATACTTTTTTGAGTTTCATCAAAGGACTTGACTTCATGAACTTTGGTTTCTTCATCTTTTCAGCGAAGAGTTCAACATCCGTCTTTTTACGTTCTTGCCCATTAGCAACCATACGCTCTTTGACATATTCATTATATAGACCTTGGTCTAGATGCTTGACAAGCTTATCGACTGTCATACCAACACCACAGTTGTGACAGCACATCCATGCCTTACCCTTCTTTTCATAGAAGTAAGCACGTGCTTTTCTCTTATCTGTTTTGGAATCTCCGCAAATGGGACACGAGAAATTATATAAATTCTGTGACTTCTGCTTATAGTTGCGGAGTCTATTGGATATGAAACCAATATATTTTCTATCTAACCAATCCACTTGTTTTCCATTATATAAATGATTCGAATATATTTCGTATCAACAATCAGATTATAACAATCCGGCTATAATGAGTCAAGGAGAAAGGTTAGCCCCCGAAAAGTACTGGTAGTTTGAGATGATTGAAGAGAGTTCCGATAACAATACCGCCGCCAACGAGCATCCACATCCACTTTTCCATGCGTGTCATACGGTCATTTAGTACCTTATGCTGATCTGTACCTTCTTTACTAAGTTGTTCAATTTTACCAGCAATCTTGTTATATCCATCATCCATATCTTCCTGTAGTCCTCTTTCTACATTTTCAATACGAATATAAACATCTTTGATACTTTTATCTGTTTCGCTACGACGAGTTTCAACCATCTTCTCTAATCTCTCTTGAACTTTTTCTTGAAACTCAAGACGATTGCCTTGAACTGCTAATAGCTGAGATACAGCCGTTGACACTTCTGTTAGTTTTTCAATAGTAACGTCAAGACGGTCCACCAAAGTTCCGACTTGTGCCATATCTTTTTGTAGGGAAGCTACGTTCTCTGATAACTTCTTAACGTCACTATCTGTTGTCATTGTGCTGTCGAAGCCCCCGCTATACCATTAGGAGCAAACTTCTCAATGCCTGTAAAGCCAAATCCTGCGATCACGATATACATTACTGAATCAAGAAGTTCTTTATCTACATGGTATCCATAGAATAGATTGGCAACGAATGCCACTCCCAACAATACTGCAAAAAGAAATGTGATTACTCTTTTTGAAGAAGGCGATCCCTTACCATCAGCAAGTACGCCCTTAATGTAATCGATTACGCTCTTCATTGTTGTCCCTTACTTTTTCTTGCGTGGCTTCTTTACGATAGCCTTAGCTTGTGTTACTGCATCAGTAATCTGATCGTTAACAGCCTTTACTTCTACCTTGACAGCTTCTTCAGCTTTATGAATAGAAGTTTCTACAGCCTTTACTTCTGTTTTGATAATTTCTTCAACTTTATTAATTGAAGCTTCAACAACAGCTTCGACATTTTTTGCGATAGTTTTTTCTTCTTCAATGATTTCCTTAAATTGCTCAACGATAGTTGGGCCTTTAGTTGTATTGAAGAAAGCTTTAATTTTTTCCCATAGACTCATTTTGGTTCACCTTTTTCTGTATTGTTAATAATAACGGAAGTCTTATTGACTTTAATCGTATTTAGTTCTTTAGGTGCTTTCATAAGAATTTCTGGTGGCTCTGGCATGTAAGCCTGTGGCACTAGACGTGTCTTACCAGCACATCCCATGAGCAACACTAAAGGTAATAATATAATCAACCTTTTCATAATCATTTCCCCTTTGGTGCTTTAAGGTTAGCAGCATCAATCGCTGTTTTATTATCTGCAATCCACTTTTGTAGACTGATTAGTTGCTGTTTATTCTCGTGGCATACTGCATAGTTACCAATCACAACTGCTAATGCAGAGTTATCCATTATACCGGATGGTGACTTATCAGATGCTAAGATTGCATCAGGATTAGCTAGTCTGGCAGAAGCATCGTGAAGTTCAATCCAGCCATTAGACATATCATGCTGTGGTTCCATCTTTGCAGTGGCAGTCTTATAGATGATTTCTTTGTCATGAATTGTGTTGACACGATCAACATATTCGGTTACAACTTTACTTGAGATGGTTGCATTTTCTGTCTTAAGCTCAGAGATTTGTTTCTCTGCTTTGGCATGATAGTTAGCAAGTTCAATCTCTGCATGTGCGGAGCCTTTCATATACCCCCAACCAGCAGCACCCAATATAATAAAGATAATAGCAAGAATTTTAACAGGGAATGGGATCATACCAAACATATTAGTTTCCCTTTCGGAATTGCTCTAGTGATTTACGCTTGAGAGGTTGATTGCTCTTCTTATACTTTTCAATTGCTTTAGGGAACATTGGAGGAGCATCACCCTTGTTAGTTCCATATACAGCAGGACCAGTTGAATTTACTGGTGCTCCACTAGCATCTTCAGTGGTAATACCAGCATGTTTCTCAGCAGATTTTTTAAATTCAAGACCAAAAAACTTTAACTTACCATGCTTATTTGAAGCTTTCCATCCTGCTTGTTTGTCACTACCAGTATGCATAAATGGTTTTACGTATGGTTTATTATTCGACTCATTTACATCTTCACTTTGAAGATAATTAGCAGCAGTTGTGATATAGTCTTCAGCCAAGGTAATTTTTGATTGAACCCATTCAGGAAGATTTGTATCAGGGCTTAGCATGTCATGAATCTTCTGAGCATTTCTCATAACACTCTTAAGCTGTGACATGGCCATATCACCTTCGTAGTCGTATTCGCCTTTATCTACAGATTTTGCCATTAAATTTTCCTTAAAACTTCTACAATATGACTGTCCATTGAAATGTCACTGCTATAATACAATCGGTTTTCTACCACAATTTTATCAGGCATATGACCAAGCATGACAATGAATGGCTTTAAATATGAATAATGACCTTCAAGCTTCAGAAACAACATTCTTGTTGTAGCTTCGCCAAAAACATTGTATAATATAATTAAATGATTTAGTATTAAACGCTCACGCAACTCACTAGTTTCGTGATATTTAACAAATAATCTTTTAAGATACTTAAATCTTTTTAAGTCATCATAGAATTCTGTTGTATCATGACACTGCGGATTGTCGTAATGTTTCGCAGCAAATAATACAAAGTTATTCGAGTCAAGCTTTTCATAATTCATGCTTTTTTATACTTAATAAAAGGGGTGGCCTAAACCACCCCATATTTCAAAATTAGAATAATGTTCCGTCACCATCACCAGTGATTGAACCAGCGGCAACTAAAGTCTCTAGCTGAACACGTCCTGCACGACCACCAGCAACAGCAGTAAATACTGCGTTACTACCAGTTGTTGCACCACCAGTTGAGTTCGCTACAGTGATAGCTGTAGGTGCTGCTGTAATAAATCCAGCACCGCCTGATGTGATTGATGTTGAAACGATATTACCTGATGCATTGGTTGTAATAACAGCAGTAGCATTGGAACTGACTAGAGTACCACCACTAGGAGCTACTGTAACGATATCACCGTTTGTGTAGAGCTTACCTACAGTAGCAACAGTGAGAGTTGCAAGATAACCAGTGAATGCTGTTCTTGTATTCCAACCAGCGTGTGCTGCCTTCGTACCACCAGAAACAGTATTACCCGCTTCAACAGTACTAATGCCGAATGTACCAAATGCCTTTTTCATTGCAACGCCATTATTAAGGAACACACCAAAAGTTGTGTTACCAAAAACATTGTTTGCATTAGCAGCAGATGGTGTTAAGTTTACTAGTGATGCAGCAAAAAGTGGTGAGTTATTTGCTCTATCGATCATGCCCAATTGGCTCATTTTTTCTTCTCCGTTTAGAAATTGTTTCTTGTAATATTTATAATATTAGCGTTCTGTCTCTACAGTAATTCTTTTATCCTTGTGCTCTGGATGTGACTTAAGGAACCTTGCTTTGGCTTCCTCTGCATTCTTTGCCCAAGTTGTTGTAGCGATATACCTGCCACCTACTATAATATGTAATGGCTTATGATCCCTCTTTTTGCCATAGGCTTCTTCAATAGTATCAACTTCTTCAGTTTCTACTGATTCATTCTTGGCACCATAGTATGCACCAAGCGCCATTTTAATACGTTCTTTCTTTGTTTTACCTTCAAAGCGAGGGTCTTTTGACTTAACAAAGTCTTCGATGTATTTAGCAGTACCCATAGAAGGATTTAGCTTCTCTTCAATTGTCTCTTCCTTACGAACCATCTTGAAGTCTTGTGTGTCGAGCCTACCATTCTTGTTCTTGTCAAGCTTATGTTGATCACCAACTAAAGGTTTATCAATCTTCTTTACTCTTGCATATGACGGTGCTTTTTCATCTGAATATCTTTTACCAATTAAATGCTTATAATTAGTTCTATTGAATTCATTATCGACCACCTCGACTTCTTCTTTAATACCATGAGTTCGATCAGCTAGGTCAGAAGTCTTATGATATGTACCGTCATCAATTGTCTTAATAGAAGTGCCAGGCTTGAAGCTATGAAGAACATCACTTTTACCGTGAATCATTGTTGGCCATGCACCAATTAGAGCAGCAGTGCCATTTTTGACACGCATAACATCTCCATCCTTAATTTTATCGCTAGTCTGAGTGTGGTCATATACTTCGTCATGATCCATGTGACGTAGATCATGAACTTTAGGAGTATGTTCTTCACGCTTCTTACGTACATGATTTTGATAATCTTTCGAGTTCTGCTTTTCAGCTTTATCACTAGCTATTTTATAAATTTTTAGACGAGAATCTGACATTGGTCCTTTTAAAGGTGGGTCTATTCTCCAACCCGAAGCAGTGGCGCTATCATCTACACGATGATTGAAATGATTGTTAAAGGTTTTAGATAACCAGCTACTACGTATTTTATGACTAATTTCATCAAGTTCGACTTCTTCATTCTTAGCAGTACGAACAGCAGGACCGCCTGTAGCCTTCTTCATTTCATCTTCATGCTTCTTCTTACGCATGTAAGCAGGAACAGTACCGTCTACAGCATCCTTTTCTTTCATCCAAGGCTCTAAAGCTTCTTTTTGAAGAGAACCATTCTTAGGACGATAGTTCTTTACTTCATACTCAGCAGTATGAGTAGCGTCTTCTCTACCTTCCTTGCCTTCGCCATGATAAGAAACTGGACCTTCACCCATATGCTTACCACCTTCATAGTGATGAACTTGATATTCGTTGTAATCTGGATTAAAACGAACTTCTGCGTGATGACCATCTTTGCCTTGATGCTTTGAAATTAGACGAGTGCCTTTGATTGGGCTTTCAGCCTTGGCTTCATCAATCTTTTCAGCATCTTTTTTGGCCTTCATTCTTTCATCAGAAGCAGCCATAGCTGCTCTAATAGCAGCATTGCCTTTTAAAGGCTTAGGCTTGCTAACTGTTACATCTTTGCCATCAACTCTTTTAATTGTGTATGGATTTCTACCTTGAGAATAATATGCTTCGTCAAGTTCAGCTTCTTCATTATAAGAATAAGTTTTCTTCTTAGGCTCGTTGCTTTGATTCTTTTTAACATAATTCATTGCTTCGATTTCTGATGGGAATGATCTATGAAAAGTATTGCCTTTATGAACGGTGTGTTGGCCAAGAACCTTTTTATATGTCAATTCAGTTCCTCTGGACTTTGGAGCATTATAACCACCGCCCTTTTCTTCACCTTCTTCAATTTCAACTTCTTCGCCCATGCCATGCTTCTTCCAATCAGGATGGCCATCCTTTGTAAGGTGCTTTACGTTAGGAAAAGTCTTCTTTGTTTCTTCAGCATTCTTTTTTGCAGCGTAGCCAGATGAACCCTTTAGAAGAGCGTGAATATTCCTTGCTGCTTTAGGACTGATCTTTTTACCAGAACGATTTGAAGAACTGATTGCCTTGTTTACAGCAACCTCATCATAAGCTTCATTTGTCTGTGAATCTCTTTCGGCTCTAAGCTTTCTTGCGAAGGCAAATGCTCGAACTTTTGAACCAAACTTCTTTGGATGTTCTGGTTCATCTTTACGTTCTTGCCATTTTGCTTCTGGAAAGTCTTTTTTATATTCATCGTCAGGCTTATGCATTAGTTTTACTTTATAATGAATTCTATCAACATTATCATCATTCCTATAGCCATGAACTACATAGCCATTTCCAATAGTGCCAGATACTCTTTGGCCAGGCTTTTTATAATCGCCCTTTGGCGGCTTTTTAATATAAGCTTCAGTCTTCATTTCAGCATTTTCATCGTCGGCTTTCTTTTCAGACTTTTCATTGTCCATTTTTCCACAAGAGCAATTATTGTCGCACTTACATGCTTTCTTCTTGCCTTCCATGACACCACGAACGTCAGCAAGTAGGCTCTTTGATAGACTGTCTAGGTAGTTATTATTCTTGATCATTTTCTTCTCCAATTGATATGCTATTTATTTTTTTTTGTTATGAATTAATCGTCATCGATAATCTTGAGCTTACGTTGAGCTTTCAATGATCTTTTGATCAAAAAGTTCTTCACGTTGTCAACATCACGGTCACTATTACGGTCTGTGGTATAGTCCTTAGATGGCGTATTAAATCTGCTGTCATTCTCAGGCGATTTTTCTTGATCTGGTTCAATCTCATTGCTTGGATATTTACCAGTTTGTCCTTTGAGATAGCTCATAGAATCATCAACAATATCACCAAATTGTTTTTCCATCTTCAAGGCTTTGGCAAGATACATTACCTTATCTGCATGTTCTTGTGCAGTCTTGGCAGCTTCAGGTGAAGTATAACCTTTTACCTTGGCAGTCTTATGAAGAGCAAATAGTTGATCAAGATGAATAGCAGCCTGTTCAGCACTATTAGAATCTGTTTCTTTTGGTAGATTTGAATAAAGCTTCTGTGCCTTATTTGACATTTCAAATGCTTTGGTATTATATGAACCAACAGCAATCTGATCATTCATATCAGTCTCAGGTCCACCGCCAGGAGCCTGATTGTTCTTAGCTCTCAGTTCTTTCTTCTCTAAAATTTCTCTCACAAATGATGCAAGCGATTTGTAATTGGCCATATTAGCCCCTCTTTACAGTTGAACGAAGCATCCATGATTGCTTTTCGTAATCATCAATTAGACCTTCAAGGAAATTTAAAACACCATGTTGCTTTAGTTCATCAGCAGTTGCACATGCAATCTTTGCAGTAGCAAGAACCTTGCCGTTATCACCATAGAGACGATTAATCATCTCAAGTGCAATAGGAACAGTTGTCTCATCTTGAATTGATGTTAGCTCTTGAAAGCGTCCGAATGAAGCAGGGGTATATGAATCTAGAGCACGAATGTGTTCTGCAACCAAATCCACATCATCAGCAGCCTTTTCATAGATACCACCAAACAAACCGTGATATTGTGGAAAATCTGGTCCTTCCACATTCCAGTGGTAGTTTTGAGCTTTTAGACCATACGCATAAACATCAGCCAATAATTTCTTCATTTGTTCAATTAATTCATTCATGGTATTTCCTGTTAATTAGTTGTTTGTTATTTATTGAATCATTTACCGTCGAATGGATTGTCATGTGGATGAAGAATAACATCATTCTTTTTTACATTCTTTGTCTTAGCAGGTATAGTGATTGACTGTCCTGTCTTCTGACTAACAATTGTATGTGCAGGAACGATAACACCATGTGATTCACCGCTTCTTACAGTTTCATTCATGTTATTGATGTATGCAGCAACCGATTCAATATAGCGTTCTAACTTAAGGATTTGTGCTTGTGACCATGCATCACGATCAATATTTGCTGATTTAATATTTTCAATTGTAGCAAATGCTTCATTGACCATATCAATTAGATTGTCCATGGAGATTGATAGCTCATCCTTATCTTCTTCAAGGATGGTGGCTTGAAATGCTTTCTCAATCTGTTCCTTAATAGCAGTGACGTTCATAACGTCTTTAACATCATTGTGATGAGCAAACCCACCTTGAGTTTTCATCATTAATTGATGTGCTGTAGGAGCCAGTGTTGGCTTTCCTTGATAGTCAAATGCCATGTTGAAAGATTCATTTAGACCTTTTGATGTATCTACAAATTCTTCGTTAGCAGAATTCCATCCACCACCCTTTGATTTATACCACTTAGCAGCCCAACCATTTGCATAAGCAGATGGGTATACGTCAAACTTTTGACGAGCAAGAGACTTCGCTTTTGACCAAAGTGTTGGATTGGTAGGAGAATTTTTTTCATCAAGCTGTTCTTCTTTTATTGGTTTCTTACCAGCTTTCTTCATAGCAATAGCAATTGCAGCTTGTTGTGCTGGGTTTACAGCTTCTGTTGCAACATTAATTGGCTTACCACCCTTACCTTCTCTATCGGCAACAGGGTCTTCTCTACGCTTACGTCGAGCAGCTTTGGCTCTATCCTTTGGGTCCATAGCTTGTGCTTGAGCCATTGGAAGACACTTTGGTTTGCCTTCACCTTCTTCTCTAGCACAGTCGCCTTTGATCTTACCCTTGGTGTCCATGCGAACCCATTTCTGATCGAACCATTTACGCAAATCTTCTGCTAAATCTGAATCTTCATTGAAATATGTTTTGCCCTTATTGATAAAAGAGTTTACACGAGCAAATGCGTATTGTTGTTGTGAAACATTTGTGTCTTCATACCATACAGAAATACCACGATTATAAATTTCGCCAATGATGGTAATATCGATATTTGCCTTTTCGGCTTTGTTTAGTAATGCTTTGTATACTGGACTATCAAGCGCAACTTCTTCACCAAAGGTATTGTGCACTATGATGTGAGGTGACTTACCCTTCTTGGTTTCAGGCTTCTTTTCAGTAGACTTGATTGTTAAAGAGAATTTCTTATTAAGAGCTTCATGAACATCACCCTTTTCTGGGGAACCATTATTCGATAACGGACTTCCAGCGGTGAATGAATCTTTACGCTTCTTTTCATTATTGGCAATTTGTGGAATTAATTTTAGAGCAATCTTTTTAATATGAGTTTGCTTTGTTTCAATCGCTCTGTCAATGTTCATCTTTTCAGTTGGACCAAGCTTTTCATAAGCAGCACCAGCACTCTCAGCAAGACGATTTCTCACGAGTTGTCTGGCTGCACTATAAGCTTTATTTCTAATGTTTTCAGGTGTGCTCATATTTTCCTCTATATACAAAAAAAGCCCCTTGTAGAATACAAGAAGCCTCCTATTAAATTCCGTTGATTAAGACTAAGGCACCCATTTCTCCTACAACGGTATCTAGCTTGGGAGAAGAAAATTGGTTGTTGGGTGTTACTTTTGTTCTATCCATCAGAGTTTCCCTTGGGCTTATCTGTTTAAATGGGTGTTTGCCTTAGCCTTAACCACTCTTTATTTATACTTTTTAAACTTTACATCTCCACCTTTTTAGAGACATTGCCTTACGTGTAGGTCTTCCTTTTTCATCTTTCATTGGGCCGGGCATACCAGACATTCTTGCACAGAATGATTTACGGCGTTTACCTGACTTAGAATCAGGATCGACATTCTTTTTTGTTACAGCAGTCTTTATACCAAAGTGCGCTGCACCCTTCTTTGTAAGACCAGCACCATCTTCTGTTGCACGGTAATATCCTTTACCGTCTTCACCACGCTCTATGAGAACACATTCTGAAATAAAATCTTTTAGCGTTTTCATCTTATGATAGTTCCTTAATAGTAAATGCAAACCATACGTCTAGTTTGGTTGAATTATCAACACGTCTCATACACAAAGTAAGCATATTTGGAGTTCCACCGCCATGCATTGATGCTGGGCCTTCATCACCAGATGTATTCTTACCAATAATGATACCACTATGTCTCATTATTGAACCGTTTGGAGTAAACGTGTTTCCTTGATTAGAAGAATATTTGTCTTGATATACACGATATTGACTGTGAACACCAAACGTAGTCCAAGCAGGTATAGCTGCTCCAGTTATTGTTAGATCACCTTCATACCACTCATACACAATAGTGCTTTGATTAGCGTTGTTGTTTCCAATTTCATATTCAATAATTTTTATTAAATCCGCAACACTTGCACTATTATTTCTAAAACTAACAACAGGACGCATAGTATCGTCCATAGTCCAACCACGATTCGTATTTATTGCATGATTATTAAAGGCATATAAATCACCCGCTTCTTGTGTTGTAATAACAGTAACAGTACTAGTAATATTTATATTACCAGAAGTTACAACAACATTCTGTGATGCAGGGAAGTTGCCTACGTTAACAATACCAGTAACATTTGAATTTAGATTGCCTGATGTAATTACTACATTACCACTAACAGGCATATACGAAACTGTTAAAATACCACTATTACCAACTTCAGTAATATGGCTGTGTACTGGATTTTCAGGAGTACTAGATACTTCAACTGTTGTACCAACATTCACATTTCCAGTGATTGTAATATTATTGGAACCTAGAGTGACAGGAAACGGATTAGCATTAGTGACAGGATCACCATTCACAGTAGCAATCATCCCCAACTCATATAGGGTCTTGCTGTTCTGTTCTACTTTTTTCTGTTGATCAATGCGCCACTGTGCCATTAGAACATTACTACCTTTGGTTGGATATTTAATAGCCTACATGCAATTAGCGTATACTCTCCACAAACAAGCATACCAACATTGTTTTGCATCATAATAATAGGAGCACTGACAGGCTTCATTGACAAAATATCAACGATTGTTTTATTTAGCGCATCAATTTCAGATTTATTAAGATGCTTTTCAATCTTTGTCATTGTATCAGAGTTCCAAGACTCGGTGCCTTGAAGTGTTCTCCATGTTACATTTTTTAATTGCTGAACATTCTTGGAATTATAATTCTTTTTGAAGTCTTCCAGCATCTGATCAACTAATTGCTTTTTAATAACTTGTTGACTTGCGCTACCTATAATTTTGTTAGCAATAGTCGTAAAGCTTTTAATTTCGCTCTCAAACCTTCCTTTTACCCACCTAGTCATGATAGTCCTCTTGATTATTCATATGACTATTTATACAAGAAAAACCCCGCCGAAGCGGGGCTGATCTTTAAATCCAATGTGGTTTGTCTCTCTTCTTCCAACTATGAAGTTCAGACTTAGCGTCTCTGTAATAATTCCTATAATTGATCACAGGATTGTCAGAGGTTTTGTAACAGTCTGGCATACAACATGGCATTGGTGTCCAATCCCATTCCTTCAGTGCATGAGGCGGCGACTGAAGCTCATAAGCCATCTTAAGCATTGTTGCATGGGTCTTCCCGTACCTATAAGTGTACTCAGCACCAAGAGCATAGAGATGATCCACGAGCCAGTTATAATTTTCAACAGACTGACGAACCCAAACAGCAGAAGGGTGGTTAATGTGAGTAGCACTATACAGTATGTTATCTCGAACATCTGTGAGTGTCCAGTGCTTTGATTTTCTATGTTTGATACCAAACTCATCAACCCATCCTTCTACAATTGTTTCCTTACCATCAAGAACACGATGAGCAGTTGACAGCAGTTGTGCAGTCTCAAGAATCATCTTGACTACATGGCGATCAACCATCCACTCTGCACATTGACTTGGGTCTTCATCAATATAAAAAATGTTCATTTGTTTATACTTTGATTTCGATGTTTAGTTCATTGGCGCATTTACCAATTGGTTTATTATGTTTTGATGCTTCTAGTATTTGTAGATATTGGTCACGATGATGATACTTGTCATTGATTGATTCCGCCATTTGTTTACAAGCATCAGCATGATGCTGCCACTCAGTTATTTTATGTGGGCTTCGTGCTCTATTTTTCATGTAAATAAGTTCAAAATGAACATAGCACATTCTTTCAACTATAGCAGCACGTTCTAGGCTTCTACCATACTCAATTGCTTCATCAATGGTCATAATATATCTCCTTACATAGAAGGCATTATGATTGTATTGCCTTCTTCAGTTATGTCTTATCATCCACACATTTCGTGTGTTATATGCTTTCTTATCTTTTTGTAGATAAGTCAATGCTTTTTTTACGCCTTCGATGCTATCGCTTAGTTTTCCTATTCCAGTGTTACATGCACTGCATATCCATCCACGAATTTCTAGTGTATCATGATCATGATCCAAATTTATCATTTTTCCTTCTTCCCCACAGCATTCACAAATAGTTGGTTTTGATGGTGCTACTGAACGAAGCTTTTCTCTTATATCATCTTCATTTTTCTTACAAGAATAACATCTTGAATCTAAATTATCTTTGTGATGAATGTGTTTTGGAAATGCTGATTTTGGCAAAGCTTCCTTACAATACAAACACGTTTTTGTTGGTAGATTTTTTTCCCATCCTGACATTTGTTCATCACAGAAATCTATCATATATTCGAAAAGAACAGACATAACATTGTACTCACATGGGCGGTAAAATTATAGGCATCATGATTGATTCGCCATCTTCCTTACCCCACATACGAGCTTCATTTATATTACAATTTAAAATTGTTGTGATCTTAAACTCATCTGAGATATCACGTAGCTCAAATCCTTCAGCCCCATAATTATTCATGTAGTTTATCTGTGTATCCCAACCAGCAGGATATTCAAGTTTACGATTGGTAATAAACACCTCACCATACTTGGCGTATACCTGTCTGCAAGCATCTTCACGAATCATACCATCAGGACGTTCAGGATATGCCTTACCCCATTCTGGTGGAGATATTTTGCAACAAACAAATGGACAGGTTTCATCCATACGCTTAATAAAATGTTCATAAAAGTCTGGACGTGTTGGTATATAATCATCCTCAGTGAGAAAATGATAGTCATGGTTAATACCATTTTGAATGTCGTTGGCAATAACGTCATTCCAGCCGCCATAAGAGAAGCCGCCGTTAGGACGGAAAATAGTACGTGCATCCATTGTAGTGATTGTGCCTGTTAGCTCAACCGCCATCTGCTTTAATTCATTAGGAATTTCTTCGTTGTAGACCATAGTGGCAGTCTTGATAGGAGTGTCAACACAGGTGTTAAGAAAATCAACATGCTTTTTTGCAAAGAACAAAGGATCGTTGACAAACTTTTCACGGTATGAGTTATAGTCACGAATGAAGCCAATGTAGAACACTGGCATATAATTAATGGCGTATGTCAAACTGATAATCCTCTGCTTTGATGTTGTACTTTTTGCAACAATATTCTGTTTCTTTTTCCAGCAAACCAACTACATCTTTGTTCTGTGACTGTGATGTAGGATGTAGGCGTGAGCATACCAGTACATCATTGATGACGTTTGGCATACCATTTTTATGTTTCAACTGCCAGTAATATTCACAGTCAAAAAGGTAATACAATTCTGTATCCATGTACACACGTGCATCACGATGAACAGAAATGTTTGATGGATTGCCAATAGAATTACGACTAGTGATTACACTATCCTGATAGTATGATGGCTTGGTGTTGAAGAATTGCTTTTTATCGACTGTGTGAGTGAACGAATTGGTTGTCCACTTTGCGCCCTTGTCAAACTCTGCGCTGATAATCTTCAGTGCATCAAAGTTGACAAAGAAGTCATCCTGAAACATAATCTTGATAATCTCGCCTTCAGCATAACGCATAGCCTTGTTAATGTTGGATGTGGCCTTACCACGATTGGCAAGATCAGTCATAAACTTGATATCTAAGTCTTTTGAATGCTCATGTACAACGTCTAGGATTTTCGAATCATTGCTCTGATCAGAGATAACAATATCAAAGTCTTGAAACGACTGCATCTTTAATTCATGCATAAGCTCATTGACTACAGTATGACCATATCCATGCATCTCGTATGATGGAATACAAATGGAGAACCTAGTCATATTAAAGCTTAATGCCTCTATTCATGTCTCTCAGCTTAGTGTCTTCTACAGTTCCAATCTTATCAAATGCATCAAAGATTTCAAAATCTCTTGGTTTACCTCCAAGCCAAAAGTTAACATCTCCACGATGCATTTTAATCTTTTCCCAATATTCTCTAGACTGAAGCTGGTAGTGATTGATGATGAAGTGTGGATTTTCTTCGTTAGCAACAAAGGAACCGTTTACACGAATGCCTGAATTCCAAACATCATGTATGCCAATATGGACAACATCTGAATCTGTATTGAATATCACCTTCACGCTATGCGAATCGATAGGGCCGGGTTCATCCATGTGTGGAAGACGTGCGTGTACAACAGCTTTATATGGCACTCTCTTGGTAAAAGATTCTACAACATTCTCTGGCTGTTTGATGTAGCCATTTGAAGTGAAGTATGCCCAATTAACCTCAATATAAGTTATATTGGCTTCTTGATATTTTTGAAGCAATTCTTTCATGTTCATCACTATAGGAGAATAAAGATACTCATCCATATCAATAACAGAAAGCCACTGTGTCTCGTGCATATTGCTTTTAAAGTAATGACGGCTGATATCGTCTTGTCTACCCCTATATCTTTCCGTAAATTTATTATAATATAGGGTCACAAATCCATCATCAATGTATGGTTGTAGAATAGGAAGAAAATCATCAGTACTACCATCATCCACCATATAGATATGATCTGCACCATGAGCTTTATAATGCTCGACCCATTCTTTCATTCCCCAGCTTTCATTCTTAAAAGTAGTCGCTACGCAAAAATAATATTTCTTCATTTCAATACCTCATTAAATTTATATTTTTAATCTTTTAAGAATGTTCCGTTGAACGACTTGATCCCTTCAACCCAAACATTATCAAACAATTCCACCTTATCCAAATCAAGATGTTTGTAGTATGTATGTTCAATATCAAAGCGACCATCGAATGAGTTGTACATGTCTTGATTTTTTGATAGGTAATGATCAAGCAAGCTAATGTCAAGTGACCATAGGCGGTTCTCATATAGCATAAGCTCTGGACTAATCCATGAGTTTACAGGATACTTGAATACGTACTTGTTCTTGACGTTATCGCCTTCATAGTCCTTGATATCAAACTCATCAGATACCTTCATACGACCACCAACCTTAAAGATACGCTTAAGGTTTGGAAACTGCGATTGGTTTTCTTTGATCCAATTATACATGCTGTTAAACATGATTAGCTCAGAATGACTTTTTAGACCAGCCTCACTTAACTGACGATTAATATCTACGTTCGAATGATCCATGTAAAGATCAACCTTTTTAGATACAATCTCACGTTGTTCATCAGCAGGACGAACAGAACAATCAGCCATGATAATAAAGACATTCGGGAACTTAGCTCTGATTGATTCAATACCAACCAAAGTTTGTTCAAGTCGATCTTCCAATGACACTGCTCCTATAGAAGGAGACAGTGCAGATGGAATGCATACGATATATTTAATTTCACTTAAATTCATTTTAATTTCCATAACTTTTTTCTAGTATCTTACCATGACCAGAATGATAACCATAATTTATTTCCGCAACATGTCTTGCTGCAAATGCATCTTTTTTGTTTTTAAAAGTACCAATATGTAGGTTTTTTTGATTAACTCGAATTCTTACTCTCCATGTTTTTTCCTTTGTTAAATACACTCCTATGCATCCAGAAGTATTATTATGACCTAATGATTTATTTTTTAAATTTTGCGATGGGGTAACATCACTTAAATTACTAATACTATTATTATGTCGAATTCCATCAGCATGATCGATTTGATTTTTTGGCCATTCACCATAAGCAATCAACCATGCAAGGCGATGGACCTTGTAAGATTTACCATTAATTCCAACAGTTACATAACCATCTCTAATATTAATTCCACCAGCATTTTTGCCGGGATATTCTTCATTGAATTGTTTCCAGCCGTGATCACTCTTGAAATGTTCACGTGGCCTAGCTTTCCATGTCAATAGACCAGATTCACGATCATAGTCCAAACATTCTCTAACATATTCGGCTGTTAAGTCATTATTGTATTTCATAATACAATTTCACTTAAATTCATTGAGCACCTTAATAATATGAGTTAGGTCATTATCATCTACCCACCAACCGTTTGGAATGCAGACTTGTGTCTGATCAAATTCAGTTACGCCAGGTAGATCGCCTTCAGCAAAACGAATTGTACAGTCATATAGATCATTTCGATAGTGAACAGGACTACTAGCAATTCCATTGGCTTCTAGATACTTTTGGAACTCTGCCTTACGACCATCTAGGACGTGCATAGAGAACAACCAAAACGAGCAGCTATCATCCCAATAAGGCATGATCAGATTTGGATTATCAACTCTTGTGATGATTTCAAATGCGTTGAAACGGCTCATGCAAACAGAATCAAAAGCATCTGCAAGATTAGCCATACCGATAGTGGCATTGATATCATTCATATGATATTTGAAACCAGCCCTTGTGATGTTTTGTGTGCAGCGGAATGATTCATTCTTGGTACGATCTAGACCAAACCAACGAAGAACACGAGCCTCTGCTTCCTTCTCTGCATTTGGACATACAAGAATGCCGCCGTCACCAGAAGTTAAGAACTTGATTGCTTGGAGACTGTAGCAGATATAATCACCACGTGAACCTTCTTCATCAATCAAAAAAGTATCCCATGTATGAGCAGCGTCTTCAATGACAGGAACACCAAACTGCTTTAGTGCTTCAAAGTCACAAAAGCGTCCAGCCCAATTGACTGCAATGATTGCCTTAGTCTTTTCATTTACAAGCTTAGCGGCACTATCAGGGTCCATTAGACCAGTGATAGGATCGATATCAGCCCAACGCAGAATAGCACCACGATGAATAGCGCCAACCTGTGAAGCAAAGCATGTCTGTGGAGTAGCGATAACTTCATCACCAGCACCGACCCCACAAAGCTCTAGAGCTAGATCAATTGCATTGGTGCATGAGTTTAGTGTGACAGGACGTGTATCAGTTCCAAGATGCTCCTGAAGCATATCTTCAAACTCTTCAACCTTTGGTCCCTGACCAATGAATCCTGAGAGCAAAACAGGTTCTAGAAGCTTTGGTGTCTCTTCATTCATACGTACCTTAAATAGCGGGATCATACATTATACTCCATTCTATAAATTCTTTCATCTTCATCAATGATTGTAAAGCCAATCTTCTTGTATGTAGCAATACCAGCAGCGTTAGTCTTTAACACTTCAAGGCGGATTGGCAGACCATATTTTAATGAATTGATCACCAATCTTTCAAAAAGGAAAAATCCATATCCTTTGCCACGTTCATTGCTTGTGATACCGCCAGTAAGAAGAACTTCATCTTTCTCTATACGAATGTATCCATAGCCGATATCTTCGACAGCGGCACCGTAATGAATCTTGTTGAGCAATAACAGATGATGACTGTGTTTGTCAAGAGAATTAAACCACTTTGTTTGTTCATGTGCAGAAATATAATCTGTATTGCGTGTCATGAATTCTCTACAGGCATTCCTGTGTATTCTGACAGTCTCAGCATCTACTGTATTCAATACGGGGTTTAAAGTTATAGCAAAATCTTCAGCCATCAATCCATCCTCTATTATCTCTTGACCATAAGGCCATTTGTTCAATTCGCTGTGCCAAAGTTGCTTTTGGCTCCCATCCCATACTATATAGCTTGGCACCAGACATGGAGTAGCGGTTTTCATATCCTGCCCTACCATTAAACGTAACTTTATACTTTGGTTTGATTGCTAGAGAATTACCAATAGCATTGACAATACGAATGTTGCTGACTTCTTCATTACCAACAATATGATATCTGTGACAGCCTTCATGCTTATAGTCAGGATATAAAAACTCACCCCTTAGAATAAACATGATACCATCTGCAACATCTTGAGCATGGATATATGTACGAAAGTTATCATATACGTCAATCTGTTCACCGTTCAAAATCTTACGAATGCATACAGGGAAGAACCTATTATGATTTTGTCTTTCACCAAATACATTCATAGTGCGAACAATATTGATCGGAAGCTTATAGGTATTGTGGTATGAAAGGCATAGCTGTTCAGCCGCTGCCTTAGTGCCTGAATATGGTGAGTGTGGATTAAGAGCATCAAGCTCAAAATAATTTACATCAGCAGGTGCTGGACCAAACACTTCATTACTGCTAACAAAAATAAACTTTTGAAGATTTGGAATTGTACGAGCAAACTCTAGTAGCCTAGCAGTTTCAACAATGTTCTGCTCGACATACTTCATAGGATCAACGATTGATTCGCCAACATCAGTAGCAGCCGCTAGATGTACGATGATATCATATTGTTGACCTTCTTTGTATTTACCTGTGATAATTACACGATTGTTAATTTCATCAGAAAATTCTTCTATAGCATCAAGTAAACGCCTCATATTAGAGCGAACTGTTGTATAAACCTTCCAATCGGTTTCTCTCAATACTTGTACGATAAACTGTGTGGCAACCAGACCATTACCACCTGTTACTAAAATATTTTTGCTCACTTGTTATTCTCCTGAACCCATTCCCAAGTCTTTCTTATACCATCTTCAAGATCAACCTTTGGCTTCCAACTCAAGAATCTACCTGCATTAGCATTATCAAGAACAACTCTTTTAATATCAAAGTTTCTTCCTTCATGATATGCAATTGAAACTGGCTTACCAACAATTTTTCCAATGATAGGCAGTAGATCATTAATACGATATCCAACACCACTACTTATATTGTAGATACCGCTGTTTCTACCATAATTACTGTTACCACTAACAGCAAGCATACATGCTTCAGCAACATCTTCTACATAGACAAAATCACGAATGATACTGCCATCACCCCAAATTTCACATGGCTTATCATTGGCAATATTCCAAAGAAAGTTACCAATGATGCCTTGAGCACCAAATTTTTGACGAGGACCGTATGGGTTTGATGGACGGAGAATAGTGGCAAATAAACCGTGAAGTTTCATTTCTATGATGATATAATTTTCAATAGCAACTTTGATTGCGCCATATGAACTAAGGGGATGTAAGTTATCTCTTTCATGTGACCCTTCGCCAAGAGAACTGCCATAGATAGCGCCACCAGATGACATGTACACAAGGTTTCTAACACCCTTGATACGCATAAGCTTAAGGAGGTTGACAGTCGATATTAGATTGTCATTGATATCAGCCAGTGGGTCTTGGTTAGAGGTGGCTGGAATTGTTGAGCTACCAAGATGGATAACAGCATCAACGCCGTCAAGCGCAGTAAAACACAAATCAGCATGTTCTGTCTCTGGATCAACCCAATGAGGAACATAGACAGTATTCTTTGATATCTTTTTGACGTTGCGTGTGGCAATTCGCACATTGTAACCTTCTCTTGTGAGACGATCAACAACATGCGAACCAATAAATCCACCACCACCAATAACCAAAACTTCCATCATCATTTATATCTTTCTAGGATCACCTTGTTCCATTCAGGTACTCTATCATACTGGTGTACGATAGTAAAGAGTGCACCATTCCATGTGTACACCTTACCATCCTTCCAAACTGGTTCTGGTTCTAGCAGATGTGGACGAAACTCATCCATACGGCGAGGATCAGCAACAGTGCCAGCCTGACATGCCCATGCATTTTCCTGCTTGGCAAAGAACACTGTATCCTGATATGGCTGTGTGTTCATCAGCATGTTGAAAACAGCTTGGTCAACAATCGGAATAGGACGATTGATAGAGTTAATAGCGATGTTGAGCACCAAGTCTTTGACGTACTCAGAGCGACCACCAAGGACACCTACGTTGTAGATTTCCTTATCTCTATACAGTTTATGGACATATGGACCATAGCACTGTAGAAGGTTCTCATCACCCCATGGTTCATTCTTGTACTGAATGCTCTCAGAACCACAAATCAGATTGTGTTCATCAAGCTCATCTTTAAGATGCTGGAAAGGATCAGCCTGAAAGATAACGTCACGAACATCAGTGGTGACAACATACTTGTACTTCTGCCAGTTGTCCTTGAGATAGTCAAAGATGCTGAAGAAGCGAACCACATGTGGCTGTCCTTCAGCCATTGGTACGAGAATCCAACCATCAGCGGTTAGTGCATCAATAGCTTCCTGTGTCGTGTTGCCAACGACCATAACCTTGTCGGTTGTTGCTGGATCACACACTTCACCAATCGACTTCACCCATGGTTTAATCATTTCGTATTGGTAGTTGGTATAACCACCGATAATCAAATTCTTCATGCTGCTACCTTTTCTTCACTCCACCCTCTGGGCTTGTTTGGATATTCTTTGTTGGTGTATCCATTACTTATATCGTTCATATAAGAAAATTCTGAATCATGAAAGTTTTTAACTAGTTTATTGTAAGCTATTGCTGCCTCTAGTTCATCATAAAAATATTTCATTGAATGAGCAACTCCTCTTACTGTAGTTGCAATTGCCCATTTTTTTGGAGAGTTTCTATTTTTTACCCAACTAACACCTTTATATTGACTTGTTTTATTTTCTAAAGCTGGTCTATTTAAAGCATTCTGATAGCTATCTGCTTCTCTTAAGTTTTCTATGCGATTATCGGTCTTTATTCCATTAATATGATCTAACATATTATCAGGATATTTGTTTTTATTTAGAATAAAAACAACAACATGATTAGAGATATAATATTTTTTACCATTATAAGTAAGACATATTTTTTTATATCTATTACCTATACAGCCAGCCTTTTTATTAGCATTTTTTGAATTCCAATGATTATTTAAATCACTAGAAAATTTCCATGATAGTGACCCATCATTATGATATTTAATTCTTTTCTTAAAAAGTTCAATTGGAATTTCTCTATAGTTATAATAAGATGATTTCATAGATAATCAAAACCTTCTTCTGTAGTATAATAAACTTTCTTGATGCCAAACTGTGCAATAGCACGTTCACATCCCTCACAAGGTTTAGACAAACCACGAACAAACTTCTTTGCATTCGTGTCTTCAAACTTCACCCGCATAATATATAGCGTACTCTTACTGATGATATCAGCATCGACAACCTTCAGTGCATTCTTAATAGCATCAATCTCAGCATGAAGATAGATGGCTTCTTCGTGCTTGGCAAACTTACGCTGAAAGGGATGCGACTTCTTTTTGTTGAAGCCCATCCCAATAATTTCATTCTTATAAACCAAACAAGCTGAAAGCCTCTGTCTACTTCTAGACACAGGCTCCACGGCTTCAGCAACTTTTTGTAGTACCTTGAAGTACTTCTCACATACCATAACTAATAACCAGAATATCCACATTACGAAGAGCCGTATCAGGCTCGTAAATCGCCATCTCACCGTCCCAGAAATCATAATCAAAGCGAGGATGACCTTCACGAATAGGCGTAAAATGTACAACCCGATCAGTATCAGCAGACCTAACCAATAGTTCCTTTGGAAAACCACGACCTTGAACTTGCTCAGCAGAGATATAAAGAGCCTTGCTGGCTTTCTTAAAAACGCAATCGGCGGTGTTGATTTCGATGGTCATTGACAGTTCCTTTCGTTTCGTTGATCCTGTTATAGGCGATACAAAAGAAACTGTCAATACTTTTTTTTACGAAGCCAACTTTAATCCAGTTGTTTGCTGAATGTACTGCTTATTGACGTTTTCATCAGTCTTGACGATTGCGACAATAGCACTTTCCTTGATCTTGATCTTTGCGTCCTGTGGAGCAGAGAACATGTATGGGACCATACCAAGACCCTGTGGACCCATGATAAAGGTCATTGGCTTAGTAAGGATAACAACATCCTGAGCTAGTTCACCAATACGACCAACAACTTCTTCACCAGAGATAAGCTTTACAGAAACTGTATCTCCTGTTTTATATGGAACTTCAAAAAACATTATATTTCCTTTCTTAACTATAAATTCTGTTGCAGAAAAATGCAGGTGTCAAACCATTAAATGCACCACCCATATTCATATGACGCAACATGTTTTTAGCTTCATCTTTCTTCAATGAAGACTTGATCAACAGTCCTGTAGGAACTTCAACCAAGTCCCATGTACGAAGCATGAACTCACCTTCAAACAGCATATCTTTACTATCAACTAGCTTATAATTCATATTCGATCCTATCACTTAAAATCATCAAAAGATGGTTTCTTACTTGCCTTTTGTCCGAATGCTGTATTAGGTGCAACTGTATCTTTAACAAGATCGTCTTGTGCATTTTCTTCAGCATCATACAACTTCATACGTGACTTGTCAACACCAATAATGAAACGCTTATACATTTCAGGATCAGCATAACGGTTCTTCAACTGCTTTACCATGATCTGGTTTAGCTGCTTAAGTTCGTCTGTTGAAATCAGCGCAAACATAAGGTCAGCCGTTGCTGGCAAACCAAATGATTCGGAAGTGTCAGTTAGACCAACATCGCTGTTGTCAAACCCACCACGTGTTGTTTGTGTGGCTGTTACGATAGGAACATTGAATTCTACCGCTAGACCACGAAGCTCTTCAGCAATAGCCTTGATGTATGTGTATGAGTTGACACTGCCACCTTGCTTCATACGTGAAGAGCTACAGATATTAAGATAGTCGATATAGATAATGTCTGGTATGAAGTTTCTCTTGATCTTCAGTTCGTTTAGAAGATGGCGGAAATTCGCAGAACCAGCACATGCAGTTGGATATTCTTTAATAATAAGTTTTCCAACTGTCTTTTCACGTAGGCGAGTAAGTTTTTTATCATATAAATCCTTTGGAATGTTATACAACTGATCCAGTGGTACATTCAATAAGTTAGCATCAATACGCTCTGCAATCTTCTCTTCTGCCATTTCCATGGTGATGTAGAGAACATTCTTACCACCAACTAGATTGGCAGAAGCCATATGACACATAGCCAATGACTTACCAACACCAGTACCAGCAAGAATAACATTCAGTGTCTTTCTAGGTAGGCCACCCTTAGTAATCTTGTTTAGATATTCAATATCAAAAGGAATGCGTTCTTCCTTACGATGGTAGAATTCAAAACGAGAATCGGTATCAGCTAGAAAGTCATGGCCAATTGATGTATCAAACGATACTGCAAGAGCAGAAGACAATAAGTCTGGAATAGCACCCTTCGTCAATCCACCCTTGTTATCACCAAGAATTTCAATCGACTTCATAATAGCATTGTGAATAGACTTTTCTTGGCAGAATGCCTCAGTCTGATCAATCAACCATTCAACCTTTGACAGTCCATCAGACTGACTAGGAATTTGATCAATAGCAACCTTACACTCAGTAAACTGATCGTCTGAAATTCCAGTATAGTTGGTTAGGTCAATCATCAACACTTCCTTAGTCGGGAAAGCATTGTATGTTGTGACATAGCTATCGATCAGTTCAAATACAACCTGATCGATTTTGTTATGAAAATATTCTGTTTTTAGGAAGGGGATAACCTTACGACCATAGTCTTCATTATTAATTAGGTTATTGAAGATAACACTTTCAAGCGACATTTCTTTTCCTTGTGTAGCAGTAAACCATAGTAGATACAGGTGTCCTTAGTTTGAGGACCAAGGACACCTGCAAGGTATTGTTATTCTGAAGTTACTGCTTCATCTTCATCAGATACTATTTCATAGTCATCATCTTCGTCATCAAAATTACTGATGATGGAAGAAACACTATCTTCTTCTTGAATAATATTACCATGGGCAACACTGTACTTCTTTTCAACAAAGTCACGGAAGCTCTTATCCTTTAGGATTGGGAGCCAGAAGGCAGATGTATTTGTTTTATTTGTCTTGACCTTGTTTTCTTCGTCAATTACGCCAGTTGCCATATCGACTTTAGCGTAAGCAGTACTGTTACCAATTTTTGTCTTGACAACATGGCCTGATTCTTCTGCAATGTCAAGCAGACCAGACCACTTTGAAATACCGCCTTCATGAAGAACAGTAACGGGGATTTTTGACTTCTCACGCACGAAGCGGCTCTTCTCCACATTGATAATGAAGTTGTAACCAACGTATTCATTCTTGTCCTTCTCTTGTTGGCGACCAATAATAAAGATGTTATCGGCTGAGTAGTACGAACCAGTACCGCCGCCCACAACGTCCCTAGCATACATTTCAAGGGTCTTGTAGGTATGGTTGACCGCAATCATAGGAATGTCCTTGATTGTAAGGTGTGGTGTGACCATACGGAAGAATGACTTTAGCTGCTTAGCACGTGTCATGTCAGTTGTTGACTTACCGTCAAGTGCGTCTTCAACTTCCTTCTTTGAAGCAAGGTTGCCTATAGAATCGATGATGATGATTACACGTTCATCACGTGTAATCCCTTCAATCTGCTTCATGGCATCAAACTTCAATAGTTCGATATCTGTAATTGGTGTGTGCAACACACGATTCATATCAATACCAAATGATTCGAAATATGCCTGTGGTGTACCAAACTCACTGTCATAGAACAGCAGTACAGACTCAGGATACTTGTCCATGTAGGATTTTGCCATCAAGAGCGAGAAAGCCGTCTTAAAGTGCTTTGAAGGTCCAGCCCACATAGTAAGGCCCGGCGTTAGACCACCGTCTAGACTACCGGATAGTGCGATATTGATTGCTGGAATTGATGTTGGAATCATGTCCTTCTTAGTGAAGAACTTTGACTTAGACAGGATTGCGCTGTCCTTAATTGTTGATGTTTTCTTTAGTCTATCCATTAGTGACATGTATTTTTCCTTTAAAATTCCCGTTCGGGAAGAATGTTCTGATCTTTGCTTATTTTTACGTATAATCTTCCCGTTCAGGAAGAGCGTTCTTATTTAGCTTATTTTGTTTTTTTTATAGGTTTAAAATTTCACTT